CCAGCAGTGGTACATTTACGCTGGGTGGGCTGCTCGCGGCGAGCAACGGCGGCACCGGAAAGTCTGTCTACGTCGTTGGCGATCTGCTATTCGCCTCAAGTACCACAAACCTGTCCACGTTAGCGGCTGTCGCTACCGGCAATGCGCTGATCTCTGGCGGGGTTGGTGTCGCGTCCACGTACGGTAAGATCGGCCTGACAACGCACGTCAGCGGCACGCTGCCGGTTGCCAATGGTGGCACGGGCGTCACAACCTCGACTGGCACCGGCAGCACCGTCCTATCCGCCAGCCCCACGTTTACTGGGACGGTAGCTGCTGCGGCAATCACCACAACAGGCGCAGTCACAGTAGGCACCGCGTTAATTACGACCGCTGATGCTAATGGACTTTTGACACTCGGGCGTTTCTCCGCAGGCAACCCGTATGTGCTTATTCGCCCTGATGCAGCAGCTACGGGTATCGAGTTTCGCAGCAATGCAGGTACTCCACAGCTTACGATTGTTCAGGCGACGGGCAACGTCGGCATCGGCACAAGTGCGCCCGGTACTTACAGATTGCGCCTCGAGAGCGGTTCAGCCGATAAGTTGCAACTGTACAACTCAGTTGGCAATGGCAACACGATTGATTTCCTTGATCAAAGTTGGCAGGCGCAAATCGTAGGCAGTGCTGGGAACTTGCTGTTTAATGCTGGCGGCACAACTGAGCGTATGCGTGTCGAAAACAGCGGCAACGTCGGTATCGGCACGACCAACCCAAGTGCGAAGTTTACGGTTATTCCATCAGGGAACCCCACAACAGCCACGGGGACTTTGCAAACTGCGATTGGTGAGGCTACAAACAATGGAGGCTACCAGTTGCGGATGGGCTACCTCAACGACGGGCTGTATAAAGGCGCTATAAATACCCTTTCAGGTGGCGTTGGCGCAGACCTACTGTTGAACCCAAGCGGGGGTAACGTTGTCGTTGGTGGCACGAACGCCTACACTAATAACTTCAGTATCTCCGCTACAGGCAACCAGCAGATCGAGTTTCTGCCCGCCTTCACCAGCACAGAAGCCCGAACGTTCTACTACAACCGCACTACGACCGCGTACATCTCGTCATTTCACGATGCCGCTAGTCACAGGTTTGGTATCGGTGGTGCGGAGAAGATGCGCCTCGACACCGCAGGTAGTCTAGGGATAGGTACGACAGCACCGCAGGCTAAACTTGCTGTTACACCCGCAAGTTCGTTAGGCCCTAGCATAACTAGCTTTGCAAACT